GCTTTTGCTAACCAATACGAATGAATCCAAACCTTGAAGTTTCGAATCCTACGGGATCGGTATCCGAGGTGGATAAACTCACATTGAAAATTCGTGAATTAGAGAAGCTTAAGCTTCCCTATTCACCCGACGATTGGTACCTTCCCAGAGGGAACCAATACCTAACTCGGTCTTACTTGGATCGAACTCCTCTTCAGCTCGGCCTGCCTAATGGCAACCAGAGACTGAGGTTCTTCAATTCGTCCAAAATGCTTCCTAAAGGAATCATAGAGGCAATTGTGGCAAAGTATCTCACCAACGGCCTGCTATCGCGGCAGTTGGCCTTGGCATATCTGTCAAGACCGCTCGGTGAGCTTCTGCTCTTTGAAAGGATGTGGCTCTCTTTAGAGGACAACCTCCTTCTGTCATCACCTGAAGCTTTTGCTTGCAGGGACTATCACTGGTGGGTCCGGCGAATGTTTCGCTTCACGACCGCCCTCCTCACGTACGGAGGTCCACAGACCTTCTTCCGTGTGCTGAAACAGGGACTCCTCCATTTGGAGAATGTCTGCCTGAGAAAGAGGACGCACCACACGGTGCCCCTCCCTGGATGCTGGCCCGGTTCCAAAATGGAACAGGGTGTGAACAAACTAATGTTTGGTCCCAGCTGGATGGTCCGTCTCTACAAAGTAGGACCGACGCACAAAGACGAACTGACGCGCTTGGCGCACTTCATCTCTACCCGGAACTTCCCTCCTCCTCGTAAGGAGGACGGGAAGGCCGCATTGGCGAAGCACCATATGGTGCTGACAACGCCAATGGCACCGATGTCAGAGCAAAGGCTCTGCATCGTGCGATCGCTCGGACGCCGCATAGGGCGTCGAGTCGACCAGAAGGCCGTTGCTAAAGCAGTGGACCGTCCGGAACACCTTTCTTCCACGAACCGAAGTTCCTTCTGCTACGGCAGGGGGGACGGAGGTCGCGCGTTCGAGATCCAATTGGAGCTCGAGCGGTGGGCGTTAAAGACCAGCAAACCAGGCAGGATTACTCCTATCTGGGGGCCCGAAATCACTCAAAAGGGTGACGAGCCGCGCTGGAAAGAATTCACGATCTTCCCCCTTAGGGAGAACGAAAGCGAACACAAATTTCTGGAATCCTATGCAAGTAGCATAGGGACAGAAAGCATCGCAGGTCTCAACAGAAACCTGGGATTCCAATTGCTCCAATGTGCCTTCGAAGAAGGCTGCCGCAAGGGTGTATTTACACCCGAGGGCGAGCTTGGAGCCGAGTATAGTTATGTCCGCACATCTGTGTGCGGCGAGCCTGGTCTTAAGAGCAGGATCTACACCATCTCAGAATGGTACATAACGATTTTCCTCCAGCCGCTGGGCCACCTTTTGGTGTCCACGCTGGAAACCATCCCCTCGGCGAAAGCCGGCCTTAAGGCCGCATCGCCTGCGTGGGAGTGGGTCAACGATTTTAAATATAAAACCCTCGACCTGAACCAGACACTGAGCAGCCTTAAGCTGCTTACGTCCGATTTGGAGACCGCGACAGATTACTGTGACCATATGGTCTGCCGTAACATGCTCATGGGTTTCCTCGAAGGCATTGGCCTTCAGGATCACCGATATCTCCGACTAGCTGTGCTGACTCTAACGAGCCCGCGTCTGCTAATTACGAATAAACCCCAATAGGGGAATATCCCGATAGGTTCCACCGAGGCACTGCCGGTACCGGAACCTTCCCAGATTTTTCCTTCTCTCTGAAAAGGATTCATCACAATACTATTGCATGTGAGGACACCATCTAGGTGTT